TATTTTGACCAGCAGCTAACAAACCACCAGAAACACCCATAGCATTATTACCACCAATAGGTAATTCAATCATATTACGAGTAATACCATCAACAAGACCTTTAACAGTAGGAACAGTGTTATTAGTTAAAACAGGCGCAGAAGTACCCAAAGGAATGGTTACAGGAGTACCACCTTTTTGGGGCCAAGGCAAAGCAGAAGTAAAATAATCATGTCGCTTACCGCGACGCTGCAATACATAATTAGTTGCAGGAGAAGCATCAGGGCCATCACCAGTATCTACAATAATGGAATTTTGCAAATTCTCATCACGATACCATTGATTCCAAATCAAAGAACAGGCTCTAACGGGCAAAGCAGAATGTGAGACCGTATTACCAGCGCCCACCTGTCCGACAGTAGGCAACCCAAGATAGTCTTGCAACGAACCGACTGCATAACCTCCAACTGGGGAAACTTGTTGAGGTATAGAGTAGGAAATCGAATCGGTAGGGTTATTTTGTTCCCCCATAAACTTAACCCAATTCGACCAGACCAAACGATTAGGTACAAAGAAAAACTGCGTGTCGATATGGAGATTATCCATAACTGGAAAAATGGGGGTAGCCAAACGGCCGAAAAGTGTGGCATTAACATTAAAAGTGTCTCCTGGCAAAGCCTCCTCACACATGATAGGAATAAGATAACCAGAATCAAAAGTAGTTTTCAATGTCTTTTGCATCTGAAAACGACTACGAGGAACGTCAGAACGTGGAACCATAGCGAAGCTATGAGAACTTGCGGATTTATTATGAAACATCAAAATCTCCAAAGTTAAAAAAAAGCACCCCCGAAGGGGTGCAAAGGTCAGACTACGGCAACTGCGGTCTGAATTACATCTTTAGCACGAACCAACACAACAGGTTGATCTTCCATGCTAAAAGTACCGGCATTATCATCAAAAGTGCCGAGTAAATACAAATCAAAATCGTCAGGATGCTTATTCAACTGATTATCAGCAGCAGAACGATTAACTTCATCAGTAAAGTCACGCACAGCAACATTACGATGAGGAACAAAAAATGGACGGTTAAAAACATCGGCAGCGCGATCTTTAACAGAAACTACAAATTGCAACATATTAGACCTTTAAAGTATTCGTTTTGATTGATTTAAGCGAGAATTAGAAACATTCTGTCTCGCAATTTTTCGGATGGGTTGATTTTCATACATATTACGCTCTGCATCCATGTCGGCTCTTACCGACGAGCGAAACCGCATATCTAAAGCTAAATCATGTCCTAACTCCTTCAAAAGATTTTTGTAATACCTAGGGACTGGAGCCCTAGAACCTTGAGTAGTCACAACTGAACCAGTTGGGAAAACATCTATCATGAAATAATCTCGAAACCATCCTTTGCCAATACCTTTACTCATTAGCATAAATTCAGGATTTGGCATTATCAGCTCTCCATCTTCAAGAACGGCTAGCGGCAGAGGAGAAGCATTAGGTCCTTTGATCTTCTTCATTATGTACCTAGCAATGTAAGCAGCGCTTTCAAAGTTAAGGGATCCAATAAGGTGGTTGCCGATTGGGTTTCCGCCTTCGTCGGCCCAATATTTAGCAACAGTGCCAGATATGAAAGTCCGGTCACCATTAGCAGAACGACCAAAAAGCACGCGATCAGAATCAAAGTCCACTCCAAACAACGCAATATGAAAGTGAGGACGTCGGGTTTCATCACCATACTCTCCAGAAGCAACGTATCTAAATTTAAACCCTGCCTTACGTAACCTCTTAAAGAACTTTTGCAAATGTTCTTTATGAAGTTGTCCGTGTTTGGGTAGGTGCGCATCATCATACGTGAGGTTTAGCATACAAGATGTCTCGTGGAGCATTTGCTCGTGAGTTATCCTGATTGCCCACTCTCTCGAATAAGCTAGACGACACTCCACACACAATCCACACTTCAGTGGACCATGGGTAGGATGCGACCAGAGGGAAGTACACACAATACCCTTATAGACGGATACCGCCACGCATAGGCGCAGCCTTGATGTTAATCATCTTGGTACGACCTACGTTAGAACGGAATTGTCCAGCAGAGGAATGCTTATGAACAGGGCTACGACTTAGTGGTTTCATTTAAAATCTCCTTAGGGTTTGGTGTCAATGGGCACAGTTACATCAAGTAGGTCACTGTGCCCATCATATATCATTCCGCCTTAGACGGCGTGACCTCTTCTGTCACTTTCGTGACAGCAGAGGGTTGAGGAATAGCCAATCCCAAGCGAATCGCCTCTTGAGAATTTTCGGGATTAGCGAAAAACTCAAGGAACTCTTGGGGACTATTATTGAAACGAGAACGCAATTTAGCGTCCATACGCATAAAAGACTCGTCGGCAGCGCGAACGAGATTCATAGCAGACTGGTAATCAAAAACACCCTCAAAATCAACATATTGAGGAAAATTAGTAGGTGTAGGTAAAACACCAGTCTTCAAAAAACGATTAACAATAGTATTAATATCGGCTTCTTCTTTAAATTGCTGTTGAGTTAAAGAATCATCAAGACAAGAAACACCAGTCTTTTCAGACTGGATATCAAACTTATCTAAAGCAGCGGCTAACTTAATCATAAAAACTCCTAAAAATTATCGCTTTTGGCGATAGGTTGAACGACCAACTTCGCGACCTTCTTTATCGCGAATAATCTGGGTATCTTCTGTAGAAACGGACTTGCCTCGTTTCCAAGGCAAAAACTTATCTACCCACTCAGAACCAACATCAGAAATAACTTTAACTTCACGAGCAGTAACACCAACAAAACCAGTATCCTGCATTGCTTTAAACTCAGCATTAGTAATCTTACCTTCAGCACGCAACTTTTCAGTTGCAGCAGCTAAATTATTACGTTTAGCTACTTCAGTCATACCTTGCTGAGACATTAAAGCAGAAGACTGGCCAAGATTAGTAACCACAGCGCGAATTCTGTCACGGTCAATAACAAGATTTTCAGTTGAGGCTTCGGTATAGTCAATGTCAGCTCCAATCTTAGAAATTTCAGCAGTTGTCTTTTTAACAACTTCATTAACCAAAGTAATATCAGCTTCAGTCTTACCAGTAGCGGCAACTTTCAAAGCAGTATCAGCGATAACGTTATCAATATCAACAGAAACTTTACCAGTTTCAGCAGATGTCTTATACGTTTGAGCAGCACTTAAACCAGCAGAAGCACCAGCAGCAGCTGAATTCTGATAAGTAGGCATGGATCCAGTAGGAGTAGAAGCACCCCCACCTTTAACATATGCAAGCATTGGATTAAGGCCAGAAGCCTCTAAATCCTTTACCTGACGTTGATAAGCAGTATTAGACATTCTTTCCTGAAATGCCATTTGATCAGCTGAAGCAGCAGCATTAGCAGAATTGGCAGATTCCTGACCAAGATAGCTAACGCCACCAATAATAGCAGCAGCGGTTAAAGGATCCATATTAGAAATGATCAATCAAACCAGGAACAGAATACATCGGCAACGGACGAGCAGCCGTAATGTCAAAAAAAGCATCCAACAAAAGCTGTTGACCATTAGCACCAGCACCAACAGCTAAGTTACGAGCAAGAGGAGGATTATCCTGAATGAAAGTACTGTTCAATGTTGGAAGCGTAATAAATCTCTGAGCATAATGCCAAGGGTCAATCGTTCCCGCGGACGTTGACTTAAACAAGCCTGTGATTTGGGAAGGGTTATAACGTAACTCAGCCCAGCGCTCTTGATAACCGAAAACCGAATTGTCATTTGCTGAACCATCACAATAAATCTCCTTGTTCAAAATAGCTTGTTCACCTAAATGAGCAAAAGCAGGGAAATAATAATCATAACGAGTAGAACGAGACCACAACTTACGCAAACCTTGCTGGTAAGTTAAATCAGCACGAACAGAAGCAAAACCAATAATATGACCATGCTCAACGCATGAATAAGTAAAACCGTGTCCTTTATGCAAAAAAGTACCAAAAGCAGCCAAATTACCAATTGGAGTAGAACCGCCACTTACACCAGTGGCAGAAGTCTGCATAACAGGGGAAATAGAAATAAGAGAAGAACCACCGCCCAAATATTCAGGGCGCTGCAGACGAGCATCAGGAGAACGAACTCCAAAATGAGACTGCAAAATCTCAGTATAACGAGTACCACCACGAGCATCACGCTCTAACAATTTCTGGATTTGGAAAGACTGACGCAACTGGTTAATAGTTGCCGCAGTAGCAGCAGTCAAATCAGCATACAAACCAGAATTAACAAAATTAATATTTTGACCAGCAGCTAACAAACCACCAGAAACACCCATAGCATTATTACCACCAATAGGTAATTCAATCATATTACGAGTAATACCATCAACAAGACCTTTAACAGTAGGAACAGTGTTAT